TTTGAAACTTTAAATTTCTCTTGTTCTGCTGCTTGTTTTTCTTCTCTTAGTCTTGCATTTAAAGCTTCAGTTTGATCTACATAAGCTTGGTTAGCAGACTCAGCGGCTTTATATGCAGCTTCGTATTGGTAGTTAGCTATTTTCTGCTGTTGCTGCCTTTGAGCAAAAGATGTAGCAGCTGCTATTCCTAACTGTGCAAGAAACATATTACTAGCCGCTGCACCAAGTCCAAACAAACCTGAACCAGCTGCTGCTGTTGTACCAGCAACTGCTGTTGCATTAGCCAAAGGAACTAAAGCAGGAGCAGCAAAAACGCACATTTAAGCAATCCTCACAAATTCAAAAAAGGGTTTTTTCATATGACCGTATTCAGGATTGAACTTAACGAAGGTAAAGCCAAGTGTCTTTAACCACTTAATTGCAGAGCGATTTTCTGCATATACGCAATTATATAAGACATTTTCCTTTTGCAAAAGATTATCTATCCACTTTCTTCCTTCTCTTATTAATTGAATTTTATATTTATTCGTACTAAATAACTCATCAGTAGCAACCATCCATATAACACCATTAACTATGACTCCACATAAACCCATTGGTTGATCTTTATCACCAGCTATTGTCATTACTTTTTTAGATGATAAATATGTTCTTCTAACTGCTTCTTCTGGTTGTTCTCCTGTTTGATAATAAGCTTCAATTTTATCTAAAACTCTAAGGTTATCGACAACATGGTTTAAATCATAAACAGTAGATTTTCTTAGATGCCCCATTAAACACGTCTAGATCTCATATGGAATCTAGCTTCATATTCAGCAGAAGAAAGTTGTGTGGGAAGGAATGTATTATTCTTTACATCAACCTCTACTCTGTCAGCCCTGCTCATAATAGGAACTCTAAAAGTACCTGTTTCTAGATTAATTTGACCAATAGTAGAAGAAGCTGCACCTAATAATTGACCAGTAAAATTATAAGTACTTGTATCTCTATTTTCTGGAGTAACTTCTACTTTAAAAAAACCTGTATCTTCATATTTAATATAAAAATGGTGCATTTGTAATCTGCCACCAATCATTTCACTACCATCAGATCTACCAGTAGAATTATCAGTTAAACGTTGTTGACTAAATCTATAGTGCATTTCATATGGTTCACCAATAATTACTTTGGCTTGTCTCCAATCTCCTGGTGAAGTAATTGTATTTGTAGAACCATTTGTATTTGTTGTTGTTGAAGGTACAACTTGTCCTGGTTTTAAAGTGGTAACACCTGTATTTGGATTTGGTATATAAGTACTTGCACTTTCACCTGCTCCTATACTTCTACCAACTATGACCATATTGGCATATGTTTTATATGGTAATTGCCATGTTGTTTCATTATTTGTTGCATTAAAAGATAATGATAAAGTAATAACTTTTTCTTCTGTAATTTTAGAATCTAAATGATATTCAAATTCTGCATCTGGTTCTTTATAGTTAGTTTCAAAAGGAATCTTTTCTAAATAAGTTCCGCTAGAAGTTGCTACTACTAAATATAAATCAGTATCAACAAAACTAGCATTTAATATTTTTTTATTAGAATTAAATGTAAAAGAAGACCACGAATTTAAAACTTTACTAAAATCATCACCATATAACCAGCGATTAACATATAATTTATTTTGGTTGTCAGATCCTAGTAATACTAAAACATCTTCACTTGTAGAAACTGCTAATTTAAAAATATTAGATGGTATATATTTAGGAACATGAATAGTTATATCACTAGCATCTTTAATAGCTATATTTTCTTGAGTTACATATTCTCTTACTCCAGCAAAAGAACCTTTTTTAGTTAAAAAATAAATAGATCTTCCAGATCCTACAGGTGCTGCTGTTGTACTACTTTCAAATTCAGTAGCAACAATAACGTTAGCTGTTTTAGGAGTTAACGTATCTGATGAACTAGATAATACAAATTGTGTTTGATCACTAAATAATATTAATTGTTCTCCCATATTTACTGCATTTTTTAAAAAAGCTACTTTTGTATGAGAAGCTGAAACATCAATAGGATCACTATCTATAACAGTAGTAACTGTCTCAGGAAAGAAATTAAAAAACTCAGATACTCTAGATAAAATAACATTATCATCAGCTAAGAATCCTAATCTATTTCTAAAAAATATAACGTTATTAATTTTTGATCCTATAAAAGATGGGTTAGGTGCAGTGTCTAAATCACCTACAGTTCTTTCGCCCCATTTTGGTAGAACATAAGCAAAAGCAACAGTACAGTTACCACTAGCATTTATTGAGTTACCGCCTGTATATGTGAATGAATTAGTAGAAGAAGTAGTAATTGTATAGTAGTTATCTAAACCACCACCAGACGTAATATCTATATAAACTCTATCTCCAACACCAAAGCCATGATCAGATAAAGTAATAGTTACTGCTGTACCTGATTGTGACCATGTTGCATTAGAAGTACTTGCTGTATAAGTATCACCATCTGCTTTTGCAAATCTAAAATTACCATCATCTTGTCTAATTAATAGATGAGGCATTGTTGAATAATCAAATTTATATTTTATGCCTAATTGTGTTGTTTCTTCCCATTGTCCTTCTTCAAATGCTTGATCATTATTAGTGACAAATTTCACATAGTAATTATCAAAGTTGGTTGTATCATCACCTTTTACTGTTACTACATAATCTTTTGGAGCTACTGTTGGTAAATCAGTAAAAGTTTGAACAGAATCTTTAATTAAAGTTATTTGTGAATTACCTTGTGAATCATTAACATCAATATTGAAAGAAGAATTATCATCTTTATATATCCATAACACAGAACCATTTCTCGTAATAGTAAAACCAGAAAGAGCAGTTCCTGTTTCCGTTACATCAGCTTCATTAGCAAGTAAGCCAGCACGAAGTTTTGAAGCTATACGTGTTGTTCTAAGATTAGAAGATCCTGAATCATATACACATTTTCTTCCATCAACTTCTAATGTATATTCGGTATTAGCAGAAACTTGATTAAAAAATACAATAGCTTGATTTGATAGATATATTAAACTTCCACCTGCTGATACTAAAGGACCAACTGTGGATACATCTTGCATTTTTGGTGTAATACTTGTATTAACTACAAAGGTATAATCTGCAATAGTAACTGTTTTAAATTGATTTTTAGGATCACTTGATGATAAATAAGTTTCTCCATCAGGCTTATGAATAGTTGGTGTAGAAGTTCCATCTAAAGTATGTATATTAATTACTTGATTACCTATTACTAATTGATACCTTTCATTCGTATCTCTATTAATCGTATGAACATGAACATTAGTTAATTCTGATGGACTTATGCTACGAACATATTGGCTACCACTTCTTTTTGTTAATCCTTGTACTGGAGAGCTATTAGCATTATCTTGTATATCAGCATGATCTGGTTGTTTTGTTGAATCAGCAGCTTGTGATACTCCTCTAAGAAGAGTAGGAATAGATCTTGAAATAATGCCCATAATTACCTAATTAATACACTAGAAGGAGAATAAGTACTAAAGACATCTGTTAATGCCGGATCACCTCTTAATAAATTATGGTCTGCATTACTTAAATCAGTTTCCATTAATATTTGTCTTGCTTTTATTTCATCTTGTTGTGTAAATGTTCTTAAACCTTCATCACCTACAAGTCTATCAACGAAGATTCTTGCAGCTTTAATATTGACGTATCTTTTTGCTGGTTCAGGTATATCTGTAAAAGGTCTAAAATAAACAATTGTGCATTTTAAATTTTCAGTAAATTCATACTTATGATTTTTTCTGTCATATAGTTTTAGATTAATTTGAATAGCATCAATATCTGGATGATCATAAATATTAGGATCAACTCTTAAAATGTTAGAAGCTAATGTGATTTGATCTGAGCCATCTCTAGTTAATTCAACATTAATTTCTGTATTAAAAGACCATCCTTCTGATTGAACTTCTTTATTAATTTCATTTAAAGTATTTTGTGCTAGGCGAACATCAACAGGAACAGTACCTGTAAGGCTATTAATAGGAGCTTCACCAATAGCAGCAAGCATAATGTTGACTGCTTCGAGTTCTGTTGTTGCTGTCATTTTTTCTTAGTGCCTTTTGATTTTACTTTTTTCTTACCGTAAGCCATAACAAGAAAAAAAGAAGAGTACCCACAGTATATGAGTACCCTTCTGGTTTTGACTATGAAGCAGATAACTTGATAGTAGCAGCAGCTTCAGGACGGAGTGTTCCGTGGCCTAGAGCGTACTTAGCAACCATCAATGTTCCTTGATACATAACCTGATAATCATTACCAGATATTTCAGTAGTCATATCAAGTAGTTTCACTGTACCTACAGCGGACTTATGGAAGACCAAACCAATAGTCTTACTATCGTCACCTGAGTAAGTGTTATTTGAACCACCTGGGTTAGATCCAACGTTACTTTGAGGAACATTGTTAGACATAATCACAGGCATACCTGCAATCTGCTGAACATTTCCTGAAGCATATGAACC